GCGGCATTGATGATGCTGTTACCCAAAGACGTGTCGGCGTGGCCGGACTTAACCGTGCCTTCGACAACATACTTAAGTATGGCATCAGAGAATCTACATTTGTATCTACCTTTTGCTACAAACATGGAGTTCAAGAGTTTCAACACATACTTGTCACCGCACATTAACAAGTAAGTGGCAATCTTGAGCTGCCAGTGCCTCCTTTGGATGTTCGCGTCCCAGTTTTTCCCATCACGTTCGTAAAAATGCACTTTGCCGAACAAATCGTAAGTGTCCCTCATCCAATCACCCAATGCGGTGGCGTTCATACCACTCGCAAACGTGATATGGACTTTACCGGGTTGGTATCGGAGGGAGAAAACACTAGCAAAGCTCTTTTGCATTGCACAAACATCAATAGCGACGCTTTTCTGCGCCGCAAACTGTGCCGCACCCTGAATGAGCCTAGCCTTAGTAGGCATACTATGGTTACACTCAGTCTTGGGGAAGGGTTTAACTTTCAGATGATCTTCGTCATCTAACATGTCGAACATCTCAGACTTTTCAATTGCGTCCAATTTCGGCTTTGTCCATTTCTTGTCCCAGTTTTCAACATAATACGCCCATTGGCGATTGTACTCCCCCTCAAGCACAGACGCGTGCTGTTGGAAGAGCTGCTCGGCAAAAGAAAAATCACCGACAACCGGGTTTTCCTGCCGCTTAAGATGGCGGTTGCAAATTGCGTTGTGCACGTTGCAAACACAAGACTTAAGAACATAGCAATTACGGGCCACTGGTCCAAGATTAATGGCACCATCTAATCCACGATCCACATCGCACCATAGCTTACCTTTCACAGATAATGTGTGTTTAGGATCAATCAACCTTTCGTCTCCAATTCCCAGGCAATGTTTCCTGGTGGTGAAGACGGGGACGGTCCAATTGCCACACGGTACGTCAGCCTCACAAAGTCTCCCCTGCGCGTCGAGGCTGAAAGACGACGCAGGGGCTACAGGTAAGGTCCCTGACGGGCCAGCGACAAGCCCGTCAGGGCGCCACTATTTGCGGCGCAGAGCACTAAGGATGAAAACCAGCGGACTAGCAGCATCAATACAAGCCTCCTTCGCATTCTCAATGGAACGCGTGAAAACTTGATCAAGTAGCGTACGGTTGATAGCCACCCTTTCGTTTGAGGCACGCCCAACAGCGCGGTGCACAGCGGAAGCAATTTTCTCAGCAGACACATCTGGGTACTTACGCATCAATGCGGCCATGGTATTGGCCATGGTCTCCCTTTGGTCTGAACTGCCTTGCTTCAGCGCACGGAGCATAGTCGCATGAGCTTGCCTCTCTACCGCCTCCTCATCATCGGACTTGGTCGGTGGACCAGTAACCACCCGGTGAAAAAACCTAGCGCCTAATGTATCGGGACGAGTGATGTGCCGATAGGCTAGTCTGGCCACGCCAGCTGTCATAGCAAGCAATGCAAACTCAGTATACGTCGGCCAGAAACCATTTCGTCTGGCAAGATGGTAACCGAATTTGCCTGCGAGCATGAGCAAGCCTTTCATGAACCAGGAATCGCCTAGGAGCTTGTCTTTGAAACCAGCGATGGCATGCTTAAGGCCTAGGCTGGCGTAGCTGTCCCATGACCGGCAGTGGTACTGCCTACCAGTGTTGACAATTTCGTAAATGTGAACGACATTGTCGACGCTGGAGACGCCAGAGGCGTGGTACGAACGGGACACTCCGCGGTGCGTGACCAAGAAAGTGCCATCGGACAGCTGTTGAGTAACGTTCGGGTGGGCGTAGGTGGTGCCGCCGTGGGCGGCAGGCTCCATCCTAACGGCACCGTTGACACACGTCCAATGAAACTCCGGGTTATCCTCTGGGATAGAACCGGCGGCACCGGGAAAGTGATGAACGATTGCATAACAGCGATCTTCGGGGTTAATAACGGACAAGTCAGCCTCTGTCATATAATATAGGCTGTGATTGAGAAGGTAAGTAACGTGCCCCCGATAGCACCCGCAGGCGTTATGTCGGTCTGCCAAGGTGTGTTGACACCATGACATGCCACAAAAGGCCGGGTTCGCGGGGCCGCCTGGGATCCTCCAGGCATCTCGATACCTCACGTGGTCCTGGGGGGAGAGCAAAGGGGCAAGCCCATGGTACCTAGGAAACTGGGGCCTCCTAATGTCCACGGATTGGACGCAGGTATAAACTGACAGTCCAAGGAGCCACTGATGAAGCAGGTCCAACCTGCGTCGTAGCTCACGCTTAAAACCCCCGCCCATACCCACGTCGACGACGGTGGTCAACCTAGCATTCGGAACACCAAGACCGGCGATGTCGCTCTCTATGCGCAACATCACTGAGTTCTCAGCCTTGGCCCGGGACTTGCCGCACACTGGGTGCGGGCGCGGGTCGTCCGTGCTGGGATAGGGAAGGTACTTATCGGAAAACGCCCTCTCAACCAATTTTGAAAGGGGTGCTCTGCCTTTTATCCTCGTGGTTAAAAGGCGTGAGAGGTAGTAAGCTAACTCCGCAACCTCTTCGCATATGACGAGGGACCTCAGCAACGGAGCATCGTCGCCTTGCAGTCCCAGCTCCACGAACAGTCTAGGAGCAGCGCCAATGCCAACAACATCAGTGTTCCACAGCGTAAGAGCCATGTCCAACTGAGAGTTGGTGATGACGCGCTCATAAACAGCGCAGAGGGCGTCGGTGGCACGGTTGATGGGATCATCAACTGCGTCACCACCGTGGCCCGCCCACACGAAGTTGGTGCGGACCGGAGTCTGCCTAAGGAAGGCAATCCGGGCTTTCAACTTCTCTTTTAAGGCCTTGCGTTTTGCATCTTCGCCGTCGGCCTCGGCGTCGATGGTTCCCCTAGCAATGGTGTTGTCAGCTGCGGGTACAGCTGCACCGGGATTTTGTTGTGCGGTTTGCATAAAGTTTATTTATTTATACGGCAGCC